ATAATGCTCAAAAGTGGGGAAGGGAGAAACTAAAAGCTCTCTTAACGCATGGTGGACACCCATCCCCAGACAAACCTGGTGATATATCTTCTCTGAGAGGATTAAGCGTGGGAGTACACGTAGAGAAAGATGAATATACTGACAACACTGGTATGAAGAGAGAGGGTAGTAGGGTTAAAAGATTTGGAGCATATTATCCTCCATCTCATTCTGACGCTGTTGAACCTAATTCCTCCTTGAATGAGTCAGCAGACAAAGACAAAATACCATTTTAATGTCAGATAAAACACCAACACTTACTCCTCAGCAAGTATCTTTGCTGAGGGGTAAGATATCACAGAAGATGACTAAGAATCTTACTATGGCACAAGAAGTATTACAAGGTAAGAGAGAGTGGACTCCTACACAAGCAAGAGTTTTTTCTGCATTGCTTAACAAAGTTATACCTGATGTATCAATGCAATATGCACAAGTAGATGTGCAGACAAAAGAGGCTTCAAACCTTACAAGAAAAGAGTTAGAAGAAATAGCATCAGGAATATATGAGGTTGCAAAAGTTGAAGAAGACGAACAGACAGAGGGATTATCGAAGCTTGATGATCAAAGCAAAGAAGAAAGCTAAATCATTGAACGAAGATACACGCATGAAAGTTGCAGAAAGAGGATATAAAACAAGACTAGTGTCCAAAGAAGAAGAAGACAGAATATATGCAGGAAGAAGATATAAGGATTATAAATGAACATAGATGAATATTTAGGTAATTCTAAAAAGATAGAAGACGCAATCAATGATGCTTATGCAGATGAGCCAAGAGAAGAGACAAGACGTTACATAGGTGCATCAGGTGTTGGTAATCCTTGTAATCAATACTTAGCTTTGTGTCTTCGTGGATATCCAGAGTCAGAGATAATACCAAAATTAAAAAGAATATTTAGAGATGGTCATAGAATAGAAGAAGATGTTGTAGCAGATTTAAAACTAGCAGGTTATGATGTTAAAGAAGTTGATGATGTAACAGGTAAACAGTTTAGATACTCAGACTTTGGTGATCATGTAATGGGTAATGCAGATGGTAACATAGTATTAGATGGTATTAATCACATACTAGAAATAAAAAGTATGAATGATGCCAGATGGAAGAAGTGTCAGAAGTATGGTGTGAAATCTTCTGATCCTAAATACTTTGCACAGATGCAATTGATAATGGGTTTAAGTCAAATACATAAGTCATGTTTTGTTTCTTACAATAAAAATACTAGCGAGTATCTTAGTGAGATAGTTGACTATGATGAATTTGAATATGCAGATTTACAACGTAGAATAAAGATAGTTTTAGAAGGTAATGAAAGGAGATTATCAGCTACAGCTACAGATTGGCGTTGTAAGACGTGCTTCAAAAGAAGTGCGTGTTGGGAAGGAGAAACTTACCCAGCAGCTTGTCATAACTGTAGTCATGCAAAGCCAAGCCAGATGGGCAATAAGTCTTGGTGGTGTGGTAAGCATGATATAGAGGCTGTAAAAATATGTGACGACCACAATTATTACCAACCCAGACCGAGTGTGGCTTCATGAGTGAGTCATGGGGTCCATTCGGTCAACCACCTCGTTCTTTTTTTTCTAAGGCTAACTTAGCTGAAATAAAAAGAATGAAAGAATTAGTTAGGAAATCAAATGACCTGAAGAAACTTCATAATCGCTTCGAGCTTTCTTCAAAGCTCGAAGCATTACAACAAGAGTGGGATAGATTAACTAACACATATGAAGGTAAACAATGAATGCAATTTTAAATTTAAGAACTAAAATGAATAACCTTCTTCGTGAACAAGAGTTAAAAGAAGTAGAGTTAGATAGTATAAATAGAAGACTAAAAGTATTAGATGAGTTAGATAGCTTTGATGCAGAGATAAGAGATCAAAGACAAAAGATACTAGATAAGAACAGATATGTTCAAAAAGAAATAGTAGATATAAAATATAAAGTTAGAGAAATAGAAGCACAAATAGAAGACATTATAAATAAGATACAATATGGAGATCACTATGGCTACAAAATTAACTAAGGAAGAAATACTTAATCAAGCAGTTACTATAATAAAAGGTGATAGAAATTTAAGATATGGAGATCCAAAAATAAATTACAAGAGAATCATAGAAGGTTGGCAACTAATACTAGGAACAGAGATAACAGAAGGTCAATATGGTATGATGATGATATGGATGAAGATAGCAAGACTTATGGAAGATGAAACACATATGGATTCATGGATAGATATAGCAGGTTATGCTGCATGTACAGGTGAGGTTATAGATGACAAGTAAAGACGACTGGGGATTTGCTGAATACACTCCAGAACAATTAAAAGAGATGGAGAAAAACAAATGGACTCAAGAAAAGATAGAAGATGCTGAGTGGAAGATAATGGACAACAAAGAGAAGGTTGCTTATCTTGATAAAGCTATAGCAGATAGAGAAAAGAAGTCTGTCTTAAAAAATATAAAAAAGGATTTACGTGAAGAAAAAAAGAAAGCTGAAGCTAATATATTCAAGCCTCCTCTTCCACCAGAAAAGAAAACTTAGAAGGTTGCTGATCCGAAACCGCCAGAGAATCCTGATGTATTACCCCATCTTACTTGCTTGTTGTCATCAGCTTCTCCTGCCAGTATATTAGTTCCTTGCTCTCTAAAGCTTCTGTTACCACCTAAGAATGGTATACGATTTAACAATGATCTTATAGCTGAACGTCTTTTAGCATTTGATACATCACCACCTGCAGCGTCTGAAACAAATTCTTGACCAGCAGAAATAGTATTCCATCCTGTTACACCTATATCAACTGACGGTCCAAGAACGTAAGATAACATACGTTGGAAACCATAATTACCATTATCTGCTTGTGCAGCAGCATTATAAAGAAGCTCACCAAGCATACCTAATCCACCAGTTTGCAATATAGATTCTATATACCATCCAAAGAATGAATCTATACTACCATGCATACCAGGGTTATATCCTGCAGCAATTGCAATACTAGCCATTTCAGGATGATCTTTTACAAATTGAGCAAGATCATCTTCCGCATTAGCAACCCATTTTATTTTACCATCTTTATTTCCAAATTCTTTTGATATATTTGTAAGCAATCTTTCACGTAAAGCTGCTCTATTTTCATCTTCTCCACCTCTCATCTGTATAATATCTTTCAATGCTAAAGATGTTGTTCCTCCTAATCCAGTTGCAACTGTAAAGAAATAAATCATAGGTGCTACGTTACCTTGATAAGCTTCCTTAATAATGTTGCCAGATAATCTTCCCATCATAACTGGGAAAGCTTTTAACTGATAAATCATTGATCCAATAGGTGTTTGCGCCCATAAAGGATTATCATCAGGATTAGGTGCAAATATTGATTCATTAGCAAATTTAATCATAGCTTCTCTAAATCTCATTGAGTCTACTGAACCCATCATCTCACCCATCTCACCAATAGTTTTAAATCTACCAGTTTTAGGATCAGGTTTAGAATAATCTTCTAAACCAAATTGTCTAAGTAATCTTGCTGCTGTTCTGTATTTTACAGGCATCTTGCCGTCTGCACGATATGTCTTAGCTGCTATTCTATTCATGCTACGTAGTGTTTCGAATCCTACTGCACCACCAATCTTTCTCATTGTATCTGTCCAAGGTGATAATAAACTTATATGAAAGAAGTTATTAGCTGTTCTACCACCTGCTGATCCATACATTCCAGCTAATCTATCATGAGTTATATTCTCTATATTTAATCCAACACGAGACATCATCTCTCTATAATCTTTATCTGTAGAATATTTCTTCCAAGCTTTAACAAAGCTACCCATTTTACCACCTCTTAGTAAAGGTAAAAATACATCTGGTATAGATGTTAGTGTTGTATAACTTAGTAAAGTAACAGCGTTTATATTTCTTAATAATTTAGATGTTAATGATAATTTATCATAGAAGGTACCACTACTATCAAGAGGTTTTCTTTGTATGACTCTAAATGATCCCATTATAAATTTAACTTGATCTGGTGTTAATGCATTAGCATCTGCACCAAAATCATCTAATCCATTTATTATAGCTTCAACTCTATGTTTCCATTGTTTACCACCTTCACCTTGGAACTCCATTAACTTTGCTTTGGCTTGTTGTTTTTTACCCTGAGAAACTAACTCAGCAATATGGTTAGCAAACATCCTTGCATACGATGGATCTTCAAATGCTTTTGGTACAAACAATTCAGGTATTTGTACAGTGACAGCATCCATACCACCTTCATCTGTAGGAAATCTTAAGGTTACTTTTGAAACTTTTTTTGATCCTAACATGTTAGCTATACCAGCTGTGCCTTCTGTTGCAACTCTCATATAATCATCAAAGCCAAAGTTATTATAACCAAATTGTTGTGTAAACAATCCACGTCTTGTTGATCCATCTATGTATTTAGCTAATACACTTGATAAATCGTTTACTAAAAATTCTTCTAAACCTTCTAACTCTTCTCCATTTAATTTTAACATACGTTGGAAATCTATATTGTCAGAGTGTGCAGATTTTTTTTCTGCAACTGGTGGTATATATGTTCCGTCTTCATCTGTTATACGCATAGCTATTGCTTTAGCTTTCTCTACACCTTCTGATACTGATAATCTTCTACCATCTATGTTTGCTTCTCTTTGTAAATATGCTGCTATCTTTTCTACAAAGCCATTCATATTCTTTTTTATAGCTTCTGGATTATAAACACGAGGTACATAGTTTCTTATATGTCCCATTTGTACACCACTATCGTTTAAGAAGTTCCACTCGTCTTTAAACATTTGATTAATTTTTTGTGCAGCCATCATTTCTTGATTACTTAATCTTTTATATGCTGCTGAGTCTGGATCTAATCCATATCTTAATGCACGTAGTATTCTTTTATGTGAAGGTGGTTGTGGAACTTCACCAAAGACTTTAAACTTAGATCCATAATTTTCATACCATTTAAAAGAATCTGGTAAATTATTTAACATGTTCATTAATGGTACAAACTTTTCACCAGCCATAGCATTGTGTTTTGCATAATGACCTGCACCATTCAAAGGTGAAATCCAATCTGCTATCCAATTAGCATTCATTTTTAATCTCATTCTATTAGAATTACTTCTAAGTCTATCAAGTAAAGAAGCTTTTTTTGCTGTGTCTACAGATTTCTTAGTTACTTTGTTTTCTTTTATATGTCTCAAAGTATCTATAACATCTGAATCTATACCTGATTTTTCTAATGCATGAAGTAAACCATCCATTTTTCTAGCAGAATATAATACATTAGGATTACTACCTGCTAGCAACATATCACCAGATAAAGTACCTGCACCCATTTCATCATCATAAAAGGCTGAACTATTTTCATCAAATACTTTAGAGTTAACATGCTTGACTTGATTGTTATCAAACACAGCAAAAGCTTTACCAGCAACATATTCTCCTGTAGCCAAATCTTTTTGTGGTTGATGATGTATAATATGATCATATCCTAATTGCTTAAGTATACCAGTCATTCTAGCTTTACCTATTGTTATATCTTGTCTAAACCAAGGTTGTGTATCATCAACTATTTCATCATTAAGCATCTTAATCATTCTTACGTAGAAGTCTTCTGTGCTTAAATTTTCATAAGGATCATCAAAGTATCTTTGTATACCAGACGGATCAATTAATCCTTCTTCCTCTGCAAAATCTATTATTCTTTTGTATTCTATATTTTCTGCTACTGAATTACCTTGTATAGGAATCATTTGTTCACTAGCATCAAAACCATTTTTTAATCTAGCAAATACTGGTAATACTGTTGGTTCAGGAATATAATCATATTTTGTAGATAATTCATCTGCCATCTCATTTAATATTCTTATCTGATCTGTATATGCTTCATAAGTACCTTGTGATTTATCTATTCCCATCTCTTTTAAATTGTTTGAGTAAGCATACATAGAATCAAATTCTTTTTTCAACTCATGAAAATACATAATATCTTGTGCTCCCTCTGCACCATACTGATCAACTAAAGATTGTTTAGCTCGTCTTGTCATGTTTGATCCAGCAAAAGCTGAAGCCACTTTAGGCTCATCTGTTATATAGAATCCTGGTCCAAACATACCATCACCATGCCTTATATCTATTGATGGTTTATTTTTTTTAGCAAAAGCACCACCCTGTGGAGTACCGTGATAGAAAACTTGAACACCATCAGAAAGATTATCTATACCTAAGAAATTTTGTAAGTTAAATGATCTTGTTTTATCTCCCATTATATTTTTTATTGCATTTCTTCCTACATGCTTAGCTAAATATACTGGTGTAGTTACGTTTGGAGATACATAGAAGTCCTCACCTCTCATTCTCATGTTACCACTGTTTAGTAAATCACCATACATTCTTAGTATAGGAGCATCAACTTTATCTGTTGCTCTATTTAAAAACCATGCAGCAGCTTGATTTGTTTCTTCTACTATATTAAAAAATAAGTTTGAATTAATATCATCGTTAGGTATTACTTCTGGGTAAGCCATATCACCTTTTTGTATTTTAACCATTGTATTAATAAACCAATCTTCAGACGCAGTTATATCATCCATGCTTGCACTAGGTTTATAATCTGTTTGTGCCTTGTAAATATCTGTTATTATTTGTCTGTGTTTAGCTGTTAAATAATTAGTAGAAAAAATAGCTTCATTTATAGATGTTAATACTTTTTCAACATTAGGATTATCTTTTGTTACTTCTACAGCGAAACCTCTACCCATCTTTCTTAAAGTTTTAAAATCTTCAGCATTAGTATCAAACATCATGCCTGATACATACGTATCATAATCTCTATCTGATGATGATAAAGATGCTCTACTTATTTTTTCTCCACTTTTGTTATGTCTAGGTTTTGCTCCAACATAATCTGGTGTGTTGCCATTTAATAAAACTATTTTATTTAAAAAGTTTCTTAATTGATTTTGTACTTGTGGATTTCTATGTGTAGATTTAGCAAGTAACATTTTCTTTTGTACATTTGTTCCTACTGGTAAAATATCTACATCTAATAAGTCTATTAGTTCATCTGATTCATCTCTTACTGCTGCTTTTAGTTTTTGATTGGATACAGTAAATACTCCTTTAGTAGGATTCTTTTTAATTTGTCTTCTATATATTTCAGCATATATTTCGTTGTATCTTTTAGTATCTCCATCTCTTAAAGATTTATGTAACTCTATAATCATGTCATCTTTTCTCATAGACATAACTTCTCTAGAAACTACTTTTACTTTTGGCACTGGTAATTTAGATACAAGACGTGCATATAATTCATTACCATATATTCTTTGTTCAGCTGAACCAGCTTCTGCTTCTGTAAATCTTGTTTTTAGTTCTGAGTGAGATAATTTTTTTGCATTCAATAAATCTGCATCACCTAACTCTTGTTGTTTAGGTTTTACTTTTGACTTAACTATGTTTTCTACTTTTCTATTTAATGTTTTTTCTTGTGATATTCTTTTTCTTTTTATTTTTTCTGCCATCACAACTTTTTTAGAAATCTCTTCTTTTGTTTTAGCTTTAGGTTTATCAGCAAAAATGTTTTCTCTTATTGTAGGAGTAGCATCAGGAGTATTATTTGCTTTACCAAAAGAATCACTTAAACCATTTATTATATCATCCATGTAAGGAGATATTTCATTGGCATAATCTAATATATCTTCTGGTATTTCTTTAGAAAATATATTGTTACCATAATCATATTTAGAAGATGCTAACGATACTTTCTCATAAACATTATTTTTTAAGGTTGATACTAAATCAACAAATTCTTTTGTATATGCAGTTGGGCTTAACTCTGCTTGATCTTCTATTTCTTTTAATGATCTGTATATATCACTTAAATAATCATGAGCTGCTATTGGATCTTGTGTACCATTTATAGTATCATACATTTCATCTCTTAACATACGTAGATTCCAAACTTGGTTTTGTAAACTCTTAGATAATGGTGTCGTGGCTTTAGCAGTTGACTTAACTATTTGTTTTTCATCTGGTAAAAGTTTATTAAATATAGGAACTAAATCAGGATCTATAGCTTCATCACTATTAGTTAATCTATTAAACATAGCTTTAACTTTTCTATAAATATTAGCCCAATAATTATCACTACCTACAATATTTTTTCTTCCATTAACCCATAGTACAAACTGATTAGCAAAAAATTCTTGCGGACTATGCATAGAATTTATTCCCATGTAGTCGTCTGCATCGTAAGTCATTTTAGCTAACTTTGCAAAATCAACTTTTCTTCCACCATCTGTTGTTGTTGAAATATATTTAGATAATGATTTGTGGAATATAGCCTTATCTTCTGGTGATAAAACATTAAAGTATGACCAATGTGCAAACTCATGTGCAATCATCATTGATGGAGCGTGTCTGTCTGGTACATTTCTAAATGTATTATCGTACTCAAGCTGAAATTCTGCTTGGGCTTCTTTTATTGATCTTTGTCCTGTTGTTAGTTCTGGATCAAAATCACCTGTACGAGCAGGGTTAACAGATATATCTCCAGCTCCTGCTATTTGTGAACTTGGTGTTATTGTTGCACCTTGAACTCCAATAGGATTGATAACCCCTGCTGATATTGCTCTTGCATTATCTTGAAAATTTCTAAAGATTGGAAATGCTTCTATATCCAAAGCATTAAACATTCTTTTAACAATGTTTAATTCTTTTGAACCAGCGTTACCTATTAAATGTTTAACTTGTTTAAAGGAATCTTCTCTTGTTTGTGTATTAGGTTTTCTTTCAGGTAATCTTTGATATAGTTTGTATAATGTGTCTGATAAAAAGTCTGTATTTTTAGCCCAGTACTGAAAACTCATGCCTTCAAATATGTCAGCCATTCTCCAACCAATATCTGCTGTTTGTCTTTTATCTTTTTTACCTCTAAATAAACCTCCTTTACTTTGTTTATCAAAGTATTCTATTAAGGATGTTTTCCCGTCTGGTGATTTTAAATCACTAAAGTCTATATCTATGTCTGATAATTCATCATTATTATAATGAGATTTTTTTCCTATATCTTTACCTTTAGATGAGAATGTATCAGGTGATTCTATTCTTACATCTGGTATATCATCTTTACTTAATGGTTTAAAGTTTGCTATAGCATCACTGTTTCTCATACCTTCAGGTACATAACCAACTTCCCAATCAGCTTTGTTAGCTTTACCTAAAATATCTTTTACATTTTTACCTTCTGCTTTTTGTTTTGATGTCATAACCCTAATGTTATTAGGATTCTTTTTACTTAGTAGTGCAATGACTTGTCCATCTGGTACCTCTATAGCATCATCATCAACTATAGTTGTTTTCTTTGTAGGAGTTGTTTCTGTTTTAGGTTTTGCTGGCTTGCCTAATTTTTCTGTAATCTCTTTTATAAGCATAGCTTTTGTTTTTTCTTCTGTATCTTTAAGCATGTTTTGATAACTTGCTTCAGGAGAATCTGCTTCAGCTTTATCTATAGTTGTTGTTTCATCTTTTAATCTTTTTAAATTTTTAACATCTGCATCTGTACCTTTGCCTGCTTCTATTTTCTTTTCTAATACTCTTATTAGTTGTGCATTCTGATCAACTCTAGTATCTACCTTTGTATCTAAATCTTCTTGTCTTATTGGTTTATCATTGGTTACATTCTCTATATTTTTATATACCTTACCCATTCTTCCTTCTTGTGGGTTATCAATATAAAAAGCTGTACCTCCTGATTGTATTTCTTCTCCGTCTGCAGTCTTTAATTTTTTCTTACCTGTCCATTTAAATCTTATTGGTCCTTTAATATTACCTGACTCTGCTATAGCTTGTACTTTATATAAATCTTTTTCTGATTTTATAGGAGTTCTACCTATAAATTCACCTGCACTACCACCTTTACGTAAGAAACTTTGTACCTTACCAAGTGATTTAGTTTGATCAGGGTTTGTTTCTAATACTCTACCTGCTCCTTTTGGTAATGGATTTTCAGGCGTGTCGCCTGAAAATTTACCTATGTTAGATTTAACTGTTCTATTTAATTTACCTTCAGATATTATTTTTTCAAATATAAACTCAGAATATTCTCTTACACTTTTGTTAATAAACATATTAGATGCTTGAGGATTTGCTCTTTTGAAATTAGTTTCATACTTATTTACTTTATCAAAGAATAAATCTCTCTCATCTTCTGAAAGTTTATGTAAAGGTATTTTTCTTGGTCTACCACCAACATTCTGTACTGGCAATACAGTAGCAGACTCTTCAAATATTTCTTCTTCAGACATATCTTTTCTAGTAATCTGATCATGTATGTCTAATAATTTTTGTTTATTATCTGCAGATATTAACTCGTCATCTAAGTCTAATATTTTTGTTCTTATATAATCTGGTAAATCTGCAGCTGATATTGCACCTGTTTCTTCTCTAAAAGTTAAAACTAAATTACTATATATTTCTTCTGCAGCTTCATCATCTAGTAGTTTTTGTCCTTCCATTTCTACGTCTGCAGCATCTGCTTCTGCTTCTACATCAAGATCAGGTTCGTCTGGTGCTTGATCTGGCTTAGCTTCATCTACATCTGTTTTTTTATAATTACTATTTAATCTTTCTAATGCAGCATCTACTTGATCGGCATTAGTTGCATTCATAGCATCATCATGAATTGATTGTAGCTCTATTAATCTTTCTTCTAATTGTACAGTTTGATCTGGATCTGTTGTTTCTGATATTGTTTTTTTAATTTTTTCTATTTCTTGTGGTAAATTTAATAAAGCTTTTATAGTTGCTGTTCTTGTAATAGCTGCAGATAATTGTTCCTGAGTGTAATCATTAGGATTGACTTTCATATCATCTAATGTTGCTTGTGCATTTAATGCTTCGTCTCCAAGTTTTTTACCTGGTCGCATATCATCTATTTGTAATGTGCTACCAACATTATCTAAAGCTGTATCAAACTCTTTGTTTGTTAATCCTGGTAATAAAGAGTCTCCAGTTTGGAAATCTACACCATATCTACCAGCGTCTTTTATTTTTGCATTTGCTCTAGCTCCCCATGCAGCACCTCCAGCACCGAACCCTGCTCCTAAACCAGCACCTAATAAACCACCTAGTGCTGTATCATATAGTAATTGTTTTTTAGAAAAGTTATTCTGTAATCCAAGAGACATATCTCTAGCTTGAATCATGCTACCTACTGTACCACCAGCACCTAATCCTATTAATCCTTCTACCTTTGCACCTTGAATAGCACCTTTAGTTAATGCTGCTTTCTTTGCAGCACCTTTTGTTGCACCATACATACGTGCAGTTCTATATGCGTTTGCTCCTATTCTAGCACCAGCACCAAAACCAAATAAGTTTAATGGATCAACTATTAGTGATCCTGCAAGATAACCAAATCTTCTAGCTCCTCTTTCTTTATCATTCCAAAAATTGCCCATGTTGTTATATGCATGCTGCATAAGCTCCAAAGCTTCTTTATCTTGAACATTGCCTGTTTGTGACCTAACTAAATCAACACCTGCTCCTACAGTGTTGTAGTTACTAATGTAACGGTCCATTAAGAAAGTATTAATTAAATCATCATCATCATCTATGTCATTAAAAAATACACCAGCGTCTCTACCGTTGGAGTAATCTGATCCAGTTCCGTAATATTCTTTTAATGTTTCTATAAATCTAGCGTCTTTAATTAGCTCATCGCCACTTTTACTACGCCAATCCCATGTGTCTTTTGTTTTATCTTCTTGTGATTCAAAGGTTTTAGATTTCTTATCATATGATAAGCCATATTTAGATAGATCTAAATTGTTAAAATTAGTTGCCATTTACAGTTCTCCAGTTTCTGTATGTATATGTATTATGTTTTTACCTGATTTTGTCGTCCTATATTGAGTCAGTTAATGATAAATTACCACTCTTTATTTGATTATTTAATCCTCTTTTAAGACTATTACTAATCTCAAATCTATCAAATATATCTTGTATTGTCATATCTCCTAAATCATTATCTTTTACAAATTTTCTTATATCCTCTCTTGATTGGAATCTTCCAGAATCAAAACTGTTTCCTGTATTAAACTTTTCTTCTTGCTTAAGATTTTCATTTCTCTTATTTATTCTGTTTTTTACTTCTTCTTTTTTAGCTGATATAGTATCTAGTATTGTAGTTTTATATTCATTTAATATATCCATTTCTCTTTTGTATTCTGCATGATTTTTTATTTCTTCATCAGATGGTTCCTTACCACCAGACTTTTCAAACAATATATTTCTAGCTGATTTATATATTTCTTCTTCAATTGTTTTTACTGTATCTTCAAAATCAACAACCATTAAATCTAAGTCTTGTATTGCTGATGCACTAATAGTATCTAATTCTAAAAGCTGATTATTTATAGATGATTCTATACCTGTTAAGAGTTTTTCAATACCTACATATCCTTCATTTTGATCTTGGTTAGATGCAGAATTAAATTTAGTAGTACCACCTGAAACATTATTTTTTACTTCTTGTTCATAAGCTTCTATTGTGTTGTATGCATTACCTCTGTTTGCTATCCATATATTTTCTAGTGCTAATCCATTTAAACTATTATCCTCTTCAAACATTTTATTAATTTCTGCCATAACAATTTCTAATTCTTGTGATGATAAAACATATTTTGTATTTATTGCATTCAACGCTTGAGCAACCTGTGGTTCTATTTCTTTGTTTTCTGCCATACTATTAATTCTCTTATTATTATTTGTTTGATAATTTTGTACTGTATCATCTACTGCAGTAGTAAATTTATCACTGTTTATTAAATTATACTTTTGATGATTCTCTACTCTTTGCTTAATATTATCAAGCCACTCTAATTGACTTAATGTACCACCAGGATAATACATTCCAAAAGCATTTAATATTTCTTCTACTCTTTCTTTATTTCCTTCTAAAAAATCTTGAGCTAATGCTTTATCAGTGTACATTTGTTGAATTAAATCTTCCATCATACTAAACTCTGTTCTTTCTATTAGATTTTGTATAGCCGATTCTGGAACACCGTTTGCTCTTAGTATTGCATCTAATCCAGCTGTGCCATTCTGTGTTATGTGATCTTGTACAACCCTACTGTTTAGTGTGCTTACCCACTTGTTTGTTTGTAATTGTTCTATATATTGATCAGTAACAGTGTTAGCATAATTTTCTATCATCTCTCTTAATAGTTTCTTCTGTGTTTCGTCTGTTATGCCAGCAGTCAGTTCTAAATACAAAGCTTCAATAATATCTTTCTTACTGTAACCATCTACTCCAAATGCTGATATATTGTTTTCTAGTATTTCAGTAAATCTAGTTTGTATGTTTGAATTTATAGTAGAATTAAATCCTATATCTTTCTCAAGTTTAACTTGATTATTTTGTTTTTTAATTTCATCTAATTGATTAACTATAGTATCTAAGTTTTCTCCTTGAAATCCTAATATTAAAGCCACTTCTCTAGCTTCTTCTGGTGTCATGTCTGGGAATGTTTCCATAATTTTATCCATTACGGTATACATTTGATCTATTTGATCTGTCTTTAATCCTTGTTCCTCATAAAGAAATCTAATTTCTTGTCTTTTGTTTTCTTTAATTGCTTCTGCTATTCGTATTCTTGTTTCTTCATTACTTAAACCTTGAGATATTATTTCTTCTATTTGTAATTTAAGTTTTCCAGGAAACAGTTGTTCGTCTTGACTGATTATTTGTTGTAATCTATCTATATCTAATTCACCCTTACGTAGTTTTTGTTCAATCTCTTCTTGTACATAAGGTAATAATAATTTTTTCTTTTCGTTATCAAGAGTTGTACTATTTATTAAAGCTATCTTTGATTCTACTTCTAACTTACTTAAGTCTATTACATCATCTTTGGTTGCTTTCTTAATTTCAAGTTCAAGTTCTGCGTCTTCTAATTGTAAGTCAGATAATTTTATACTGTTATCTAATGTTTCTTTTTTGAGTAGGTTATCATATGTTGTACCTTCTATTGCTTGTGCTCCTGCTGTTACTTCTTGATCAGATAATGTTACTTTATTATTGTATGTATCTTTAAATAAATTAAGTTTGCCTGAAGCAGTTTCATTTTCTATTTGTTGTTTTTCTATTAATAATTCTCTATCCTCAATATTTCTATTTCTTTGATTCTTTATTGCTGTTACAGTTGTTGGTGATACTCCTTGTTCCTTTGCAAAAGCATCAATAGTTTCATCCTCCATGTAAGGAAACTTATCAAGGTATGAAAACATTGCATCTTTTCTTGCATTAAGTACTGCTTCTTTTTCAGCAGCACGATCCTCCATGCCTCTATACATGTCTCCATAATAATCAAAAATACTAGCCATTATAAGAAACTAATTATTCCGCCTGTATTACCTTCTGGTCTTTTTGGTCTACCATAAATTAAATCATCTAATGCTGAACCAAATGCACCAGCAGATTTAGCTGCTCTTTCACCTGCAGCTGTTGCGGCAGTTCCATATTGTTGTGCTGTACCAGAATAAGCAGTAGGATTAACTGCTCCTATAGTTGCTCCTAAAGCATTTATACCTGCCTCATTAGCTGTACGAGCTTCATCTATAACACCCATACGACTTGCTTTCATAGCTTGATCTCTGGCTTGTAATGCAGCTAAAGCTTCATCATATGCTGATGTATATGCTTTATCATATAACTCTGATCCTTTGTCTGCCAAAGCACGCTGACTTTCTATTGCCATAGTTGAATTATCTAAACCTTGATTTATTAGTTGAGCTTGTGATCTACTACCAGCCAACCTTAATGCTCTATTTGCATCGTCTACTTTTTGTCTATATCTTCTTCCTTGTTCAGCAGCAATGTCAGCATCACTTATAACACTAGATTTACCTAAGTCAGCTCTTACTTGATCTAGTGTATCTTGATACTCATATATCTTTTTTAATAAATTACTTCTAATTCCTTTTTCAATTCCGTATTGTTCTTTGCCTTGTTCAGTCATCAAGTCTAAAGCTCTGACTTGTGCATCAGTTAATCTTTCACTTAACGCTGCTGCTCTGTCACCAGATCTTTTAGAAGATAACATACCAAAGACGCTAGAACCAATTTGTAATGCTGTAGACCAACTCATTGTATTATGCTCCCGAATCCTTGTACTGGTTGTCGTATATACCTTATTTGTCCTGTAAATCTATCTCTTACAGGTATCATATTATAAACTCCTGATAAAGCAGTATTGCCAAATCCTGATGGATTTACATATGAAACTCCTTCTGGTAATGCTGTTGTGCCTGCAGTTGTTCCTGCCGTGCCTGTTCCTGTACCAACATTACTCTCTCCTCTTGGTGGTCCTTCATACGGTTGACCTGGTCCTGCTTGTAATCTGTCATCAATACCATCTCCGTCTTGATCAATGAAACCCTGAAGGGTTTCAGTTGATCCTATAGCAGTACCATATCCTGTATTCTGACCTTGTTCAGTTGTGTCTGTACCAACATTTGTACTTGTATCTGTTGTAATTTGTCCAGTTCTATTATCTGATTTTTGATCTCTATATTGTTGAGCAGATTCTACTGCTCTCATCAATTCTAATTGATTTTGATTTAATGTTGATAGACCAGTAAGATTTTTTAATAAATTTCTATCTTTATAAACTGCATCTATCAATTGATTTCTAGGATCTTGAAAATTTTTAGCAGCTTGTTCTCTTACTTTTTCTGCAAATGCAGCTTTCTCATTAGCTGGTAAAGAATCAACATAAGCTTTTAATAATTTTTCTGCAGTATCACTAAATCCAACTTCTCTTGCAGTAGTAGCATTTTTATTTTGTGTTGCAATTCTAAATAAATCTAAAGCATTATCTTCAGTTATATCACTAACGTCTTTATTATTACCTGCTAATAGTTCATTACCAGTTTTATCAGAACCTTGCATTGCAGCAAAGTCTGATCCAAAATATTCACCAGCTCTCATCTTTTCTATTACTTTATCGACTTGCATTTGTGTCATTACATTTAAATTATTATAATCTGTTTGTGCTTTTAGTTGTCTAATCTGTTCTTCTATAGTTCCTTTTTTTGTAGCATCATCTTCTTTTTCTTCTCTTTCATCATCAAATAATTTTCCTAATAAATCTTCAGTCTCTTCTGTATTATTATCTTCACCTTCTCCACTATCTCCATCATCTCCTCCAGAATCTGGTGGTGGTGTTATAGTTGTTTTTCCTCTACCTTCAGAATCAAATACTGTAGTTGCAATTGTTCCGTCTGCATCAGTTTCTCTCATTGTACCACCTTCACCAGGTGCTTCATAATCAGGATTGCTTTCGCTTATTTTTCTTCTAAAATCTGATGGTGTTCCACCTACACCAGAAAAACCTACTTTGTCTAATTCTTCTTTAGTTGTTCCAACTAAATAAGGATTCTCTTGTTTAGGCACACTTGTATCTTTCTTAGTCATGACTGTTGATCCACCAGTATTATTTGCATTACCTTGATTACCAGTATAGGTACTGCCAAAAGAAGAAGACTGATTGCCTTGATTGCCTTTATTATCGTCTCCTTGATTTGATGAGGTATTTGATGTGCTTGATGATGATGTGCCACCGCTAGTGTATCTTTTCCACCAAGACATGTTAACTCAACTTAATAGTGGATGACGCTGCTACTCCTAACTCTAAATCTGCTGCAGAAGAGTTGTTTGTAATTATTACCTGTAATCTTTTAGATGATGTAGTCGCATCTACAGATACAGCTGATCCAAAAGTTACATCAGCTTTTGTAGATGATATTGCTTGTGATGTACCTACAGCTACTCCATCAATAGCTAATTGTATTGTACATGTTCCGCTACTCACAACAGCTGTTAATCCATCAAGACGTACAGTTTCTTTCCACAATCTTTTTATTAAGAATGTAGCATTTGAAGGAGTTGCTTTTTCATAAGGGAAAGTATGAGAAGCATAAATTGTTGGTAGTTGTGCAGTAGGTATTTTAGCTGATGAATCTAAAGAAGCTACACCAGAAGCTGCACCCATAAATGTTTTTGGTACTAATGCTGTTACATCTACTGATCCAAATTCTAATGATGTACCTGTTCCATTTACTTTTAATACTTGAGAAGCATTTGAAGTTGTAAATGATGGTATAGTAGAAGCAGGGTTTGTAGATATAAATTCTGTACCATTATAAAACTTTAATTGATTTGGTGTTTGAGATGTATCTAAAAATAAATCTCCAGCAGATGGTGTCCCTGGAGTAGAAGAAGAAACAGTTAGTTTTGCTTTTGATGATAAACCTGTAGCTAAGCCATTTACCTTTGCTTGTGGTATTTCATCATTAGCTATACTTAATTTTGTAAAGTCAATTAATCCTGTAGTAACATCTGTAAAATCTGAAGTTGTCATTAAACCAGTAACTGTAGCAGTTGTGGTATCTTCAACTTTTAATACTGTTACAGCATCGTTGTTAACAAGGTTGCTTGTAAAAGTAATAGAGTTATTTGCTGCAGATGTAGTGTAATCATTTGATCCACCCTGTCTCATTAGAATACCATTTTTATAAACTAAGAATACTTCTGAGTCTGTATGCGTATAAGCTATTTGTACTTGAGTAGATGTAATTGCATAATCTGTACGAGAGAAGTTAGATATGCTACTTGTACGAATTTTGTATATAGTAACTTTATCACCAGAAGTTAAACCTGATCCAAATGTTACAGTGTCATTTGCTGCTGATACTGTGTATGCAGCTTCTGCTTGTAGTAATCCATTTTTGTATACTACTATAACATCTGTAGATGCATTAGCATATGGGAATACTGTTTGACCAGAAGTAGCTGTTTGATCGGAACGATCAAAAAATATTGACTGACCGATAGTTCCTAAGTCTGATCCGTCTGCACCTTTTAATGCTGACGCTGCTGCTATTGTTATCCAACCTGCTGTAGCAGAAGTATATGTTCCTACTCTGTATTGTAATCCGTCTGTTGAATCATATTTAAATTCTACTGGACCTTCCCACTCTCCAGATGAGTTAAATAGTTGACCTAATAATTCTGATAATGTTTTCTCTCCTAATTCTGCTGCATTTACATATCTTATAATATTTTCTAATTCAGTATTGATATTAGTAGATGAAGAATAGTTAGATGGAAATTGTTGTCTTAGTCTTGCCATAGTTTAATCTCTTGTATTTATTGCTAGTCCCATTATACGAAGCAGCCCTGTACCACTTGATGTAAATTTAAATTGCACACCTTTATATCGATGCAGAAATTGTCTTTCATATTGCCTAGTTAATGGCACATCAGGGAAGTTATTGTCGTCCCCTGTGTCATCAATAGTAATGTTTAATGAGTCTAATTGAGTCCCTTTTTCATTAAAAGCTTCTATGACTAGATCTCCAAAACCACTAGCATGCAGTATAAATGATGTACTCTCTTTTATCTTATCTAAAGATCCATGCCATAATATAGGTGTTGTTACTATCATTGTTGGATTAAAATCTGATTCGTCTTCTATATTAGAAGTTGTAAACAAACCACCAGATGTTCCCAATACTAATTGACCACCTAAAAAATCACCACATCTAGCGTTTAAATGCTTACCAGTTGACCATTTAGAATCTCCTTCCATAGGATTTATAGCATACGTTATCTTGTCACAAAGAATATCTGAAACCTTTGGAAAGAAGAAATGTATATGACCTTCATCACCATCTAGTGTGCTTGCTATCTTTTCTGGATTTGGACACTCTCTCAATAATTGTCTATATGTTATATCTATTTTTGATGACAGAGCCATTGATGATATTGTTACACCATTTTCTTCAGATCTCTTTAATGAGTGTATACCATCTCTAGAACAGAATATAAGATCAGTACCATATCTAACTATAGAGTTGTGAGATATTGTACCTGTTGTTGTAGTAACCTTATTCTCTAATACCCAAGCAGTAAAGTCTGGATCTATGTTAAATATTATTACTTGGTCATTTGTAAATATTGCCAGTTTGTTTGTTTCTATTACACCTAATCCTTTTATCTCATCTGCTGTACCTATGAAGTTTTTTATATCTAGGAATGCTCCACGAGTAACTGATGATTCATCAGCTGCTTCTTGTTTAGCAAAGAAATTTTCATCATCAACACGAGAGAAATGTATTTCAGATGGTTTACCAGTAATACCAGCAACAGCTAATCTTCTACCTACAGATACACAATATGATGGTCGTAAATGTTCTAGTGATTGTAGTTGTTGCCAAGCTGCGCCATTGTATACATAAGGTATTTGATCACGAGTGGTCATTATAACTTTTTGGTTAAATACTGTAGAGGATATAACTGATCCACTTGTAAAAGCTTCTTGTACAAGATGATCATTGTCTGAATTTAAAGATAATCCTCCACCATCCTTTTGTACAAAACAAACATTACCACGAGAAAAAAACCTAACATGCTCAATTATTTTCTGTATATTCTTATGATATGAAACACCTGGATTACGTATTATTGATCCACGCCAATCACAAAATCCGTCTTGTAGTTGTACTAAGTGTTGATTCTCTCCTGTATCCAAAGATGATTTATCTCTAGATGAGTCAATACCCATAAAATTAGTATAGGTATTACCTTGTGTTTTAACTCCAGAAGCTGACTTTATAGCCATTACGTTGTGTCTTCAGTTGGCACACCTGTCTTAGCTGTTACTGAATTAGAATCCGTCTTACTAGTTTCTGTTCCAGTAAATGTATCATACTCTTTTCCTTGTAAGTAAGATTTATTTGTTGCACCATCAACAGGGATCATTTGTAGTTTAGAAGTTCTAGCATGTTCACGATATAATATTTGGTTTAACATTTGATTATATAGTGGTCCATATATCTGCACTTTGTCAGATGCTTGTTGAGTAGCATACTTAAATAATAAACCATTTACCATTATAGTGTCTGGTATTGATCTAGAGTCTGTCATGTGTGTATAATATTCTATTTCATAATTATCAGAGAAATAAGGATGTACTCTTACATCTTCTATTATCTCATTAGCAAAATCTATAAACATTAATAAAACATTACCATCTACAGATTCTGGAGCAAACTCACCATATCTTCTTAATGCTTGCATAGATAGTTTCTGTAATGGTGAATACACATCTCTGATGTGTGGATTAGAATTAGATACATGGTTTTTATTTAGATGTAAGTCACCATCAGTAGTGTAATGTTTCTTTACATCTACTTCTTGTGATCTTGGTAATCCACTTTTAGTATTATTTATATTACTAGTAGAAGTATTACCTTTACTATCTGTATAACTATTCCCCATCTATTATTACCATCTGCCCATCTTTTACTAGAGAGTTTCTCTCAAATCTTTCTTTATATTTCTTTGGAACTTCAAATACAACATTACCTGTATCTTCATACCATAATCCTCTTATTAGTTCGTCTTGATATTCATATCCTATCCTCACATCAAATAATCTTTCTTGAGGAATTGTTGTTACATACAGCAATGATTCTTCTTTTGCTGGTTGCTTAACTTCTTTGTAAGCTTTTAATTTAGCTGATGACTGTTTCTTTACAGTCTCAGTTTTAGTAGTCGCCATTCCTTGTGTAGGTGTTGACATATATTCTCCTTAAATAAAACAACCCAGAGGCATGTAGCCTCTGGGTTACAATTAAGTAAAATAACTAGGAAAGTCGTCCTATTAGGATAGACTATTCCAGTTTTTAATAACTGAGTGTACTTTATCTTGCATTAACTCAAGACCACATTCAGTGAGATACTCATGCTTTGAAGCATCCTTATCAGCAGTTTGTCTGTTTTGTAACAGAGTTGTATCTCTACCTTCTAAGAATCTGTACTTCAAGAATGGGAAGTCAATGATAACCATATCATTAGCCATTCCAGGAATCTGACGGAATTGCGGGTGAACATGCACCAATAATTCACCAGCATAAGTTGAATACTTAGTGAAGTTAATTCCATAAGTTCCACTTACAACAGTTGGCTGCCATCTAGCTTTACCAATTTGTTGTAATAGGTTAGCACAAGTAGTTCCACAGAAAGCAATCTTTTGTTTGCTTCCAAATGCAAATACTGTGTCAGAAAGTAGGTTATCAAAACCTGTTTCACTTAGTACGTTAGCAGATGAATTTGATGCTTGATCTAACACATTAGTTATCTCATTCATAATTCCACCAGTGTAACGTCTTGGTGTAGCAGTTGATCCACTTTCTTCTACTTTCTTACCAAAGAACATAGCTCTTTCGATATCGGACATGTGCATTTTTAGTGCTTTAGTCATGTACTCATCTTCAGCATCGCCAGTTCTTCTATAAGTTTGTTTCAAAGTATTTGAAACTTCAAACGCTGTTCTAAAGATCTGCGTGTAGTTGAACGCCACAGTAGGATCAAAAGATAAAGCGTCTGGTGAAGTATCACCCTCTGAAGCAGCAAAGCCAGCGATGAATAAATCATCGTTGTCTGTAATAGTTAGAGATCCTCCAGCTATGTTTCTTGCAACAGTAATTCTGTGGTTTGTAGTATCACCAGCAGCAGTTGCTCTCATTACTTCTCCAGTATTTGAGTTAACAACAATAGAGCCTGCAACAACGTAAGGCACACCAGGATCGTTAGTATCTAACTGAAGTGTTGTAGCCGTAGCGTTATAGCCTGAACCATTGTTAATCTTTAACTTACGATCAGGTAGTTCGTCACGAAAGTTATTGTATTTTGGGTCATCTGTAGACTGAGAAGATCCCATAGATAGCAACGCATTTAGCGGTGCAGATCCATTAGGCTCTAACAGAGTATACAGCTCCCTATAATTTGTGGGTCTGAAATCTGTACCGAATTGACCAGTCCCACGTAAGCCGTTTATACCAGCCATAATTACCTCCTATAAGGTTGTTACGTGTTAATAATTAAAACTAAAACCAGCCAAACGCATACATCGTTTAAGCTAAAAAATTTGCGTGAAAGGATAGAGGCTTATGCGTCTTATTCAGGCAAGACTATACTACAAAAAAATATGTATATATGTCTACCCTTTTTTATGTCTGTTTGCAAAATTACGAGCTGCTTCAACTGAACCAAATCCCCACTTCTTTAATGCTAATGCCTTTCTAGTTGGGCGACCTTTCTCATCTTTCATTGGTCCTTTCATTCCTGCAAACCTAGCAGCAAAAGAAACTCTTCTTGGATTAACACCTTTTTTTACTGGAGGTTTTAAATTAGATCCTTCTTTTCTTTTAAAATATTTACGACCTGCTGCTGTTAAACCACCTGTTTTACTTTTGTGTTCTTTTCTCATTTCTTTTTTGCAGTCATTGATGCTCTTTTAAACTGTGCATTAGTAGGTGCTCCTTTAGCTCCTTTCTTACGCATCTTACCACCACGCTTTCTTTTAGCATGTATGTTTGCATATAAACCTTTTCTTCCCATCATGAAAAACTCCTATATCTTTTTGTTTTCTTTGCTATACCTTTTGGTTGTTTAACGTGTTGTTTACCTTTCTTTTTGCCAGCTCTTTTAGCAGCAGTAGTTCTAGCATACTCAGATGCACTCATTGCTTTTATGGCAGCAGAAGGAAGATATCTTTCTCCAGTTTCAGAAGATTTTTTTCCTGACTTAGTTCTCCACTTCTGCTTACCCCAAGCTTTAAGGCTTCTTTGACTTTTTGCTAGTGCCATTCTTTTTTCTTCTTTTAGCAGCAGTAATAATATCGCCTCTAGTTATCTTATTAGGATCACCT